CTTTTTTTTCAGTGTAAACTAATGGCGCTCCGTCTTTTATCGGTTCTTTGTTTACTGTGATTCTTTTTACTTTCGTTTCAATTAATTCACCTTCGTAGGCGTCAATTTTTCTGATGCCTTTAATTTTTCTGTCTTGATATATGTGTTTTCTTATCATAATATTACATAATTGGAATTTGTTTTGCACTCATTACTCTACGGGCATTAATTCTGAATCCTATTTGAACCCAGAAGTCCTGATTGCTTAGTTCATTAGTTGCGAATGTTCCAGTGAATTCTTTCGGATTGATGTAGGTTGTTGTATTCTCTATCTCTCCGTCTATTCCTACCGTGTAAATTCTGTTAAGACACATATAGCTTTCACTACCTCCTACTGCAAAGTTTCCATATGACTTATTATAGTTTGTCATGTAATTAATCCATGCTACGGTTTTTCCTACTGCTGCATTTTCGTTTGCATCTGCGTGCATCCATTTTTGCATAAGGTCTTGGTAACCTATTCCGTCTAATTGAGGCTTGTGCAGGTCGTCTAATGTGTCTAAGTCGTTGTCCCAGTCATTACCCTGCGAGTAGTCTACTCTTGGAGTAATGCTTGCCAGTCCTATTATATAACACGGCTCGCTTACTTTGATTGTTACCGTACCCCCTTTAGGGTTGCTGTTGTAGCCTTTTCCTCCTAAACTACCTAGTGGTTCGTTGTTGTTTATCTCTGTAGCTGATGTACTTACTACCTCTGAGAATTCAATTTCTCCGGATAATCCACCCTCGTAAACGGGTGTCTCTGCTCTAAAATAGTAGTCTGTAGTCCATACCGTTTGAATCCATGATTTGTAGTCCCCACCTGATATCGCTATTCTGTTTAGTAAGTTGTAGACTTTTTCCGTTAAGTTTAATGTATCGATAGTAAATGAGCCTCCGCTTGTGTCGATAGCTGTTACTGCTGATATTCCGTTATCTCCGTCAACCCATTCTTTATCTACCCAGTTGTTAAATATGTCACTGAAGTGTGTTTTTAACGGTAAACCGTATAAAGCTCCTGAACTATTGACTCTTGTTACCAATTTGTTCATGAAGTCTATCTTGCAATTACCGCCTTCTCCGATTACGTATTCCTGTTTCTTAACTGATAGGATTTCTTCTCTTAGATTGTCTATTTCTTCGAGTTTGATTGCTTCTAACCTTATTCCTGTGTTTGCTTCCAGACTAATTCCGCTTACCTTAATTGTTCCTTGGTCGTTGTTAACCGTTTCACTCCATCTGAATTTTGCTGAATTAGGGATAGTAACATATAGTTCACCGTTGATTGATTCTAGTTTAACTGCTGCTTCTGATAGTGTCAACTCGCCTTTGATAAACTCCATGTTTTGTTCTCCTACCCAGTCAACACATCTGAATGTTATTGTTGAATTAGCTGGTACTATAGCGTCAGGCGCTATTTCTGTCCTTACCTTAAATGTATACTCTGAACCTGTTTGTCCGGTACTTATGCTTTGTGCTGCCCATAACAGACCCTCTTGATTTTGGTCTTCATCCCATACGTATATACTATTAGTTTCTACTTCATTGTTGATTATGTAGAAGTCTTTCTCTTGCTTGTTTGCGTAGTAATTCTTAAATATGTCGAATATTGCTAATGTTGGAACTGCATTTACTTTTTTCCCTTTTTTGAATTTTTTTACCCCTAGATAATTAAATATACTGCTGTTACTTGTTTTCGCATCTGAATTAAGAAGTAATTTTGGTAACTTCACCTTGCTCATATCTAGTCCTATGTTTAACGCGTTGTTGTGTAACATAGCATTATATAGTCTTATCGGGCATGTGAATACATCCATCTGGAACTTATAGCTCCCAAATAATGGTCCCAGTGTTGGGTGTGTCATTATTTTTTCCGCTGATTCTATTGTAAACGTGTCTCCGGGTTCCGCTAGTATCTTTAAACATGGTACTAGTGTACCGATTCCCATACTACTCCTCCAGGCAAATGATAAATCGTGTGTACTTCTTTCATATTCTCTTAGGGAAACCGACATTTTGTCGGAATCCCCTAATGTGTTTTTCCCTATGTTTACTTTCATTGCTCCTTGTCTTTAGTTGATAATTCAATAGCCCTCCCGAATGCTCCTGCTACTATCTTGCACAATCGTTGAATTGTGATACTACTCAGGTTATCTATGAGTTCTTCCTTGGTTCCAAAGAATCCGTCAGATACGAGCTGGTTTCCTACTGTTCCAAACCATACCTCATGTTCTTCGACTTTTCCTTTTCTCAGCATGATTATTCCAGCATATTGCTCTGTATAATCCAGTCTTTCTTCTTTTTCTTCTTCCATGTCAATTCACCTTAAAGTTAAACATTGTACTGTCATTTTCTTGATTAGCGCTTGCATTCTGGTCTACTTTCTGCTCGCTGTTGCTGTTGTTTTTTTGAATGTTCAGGCTCACTACACATCCTCCAAGTGTTGCTGCCAATGCCCATGCCACTACTAGTAGCCTAATTAGTTTTCTTTCCTTGTCACTTTTAACATTCTCCATGACTTTTTATTCATTTCTGTTAAATACTTTCCTAACTCCTTGTAGCTTCCACAGGTAGTAGTTAAGGTTACCACCTGTCCTGTTTCTTCGTTAACGAATTCAATGTCAAATATAATAAATAATTTTGCTCCCTGTTCCATCTCGTTTATTTTTTATTTTTTTACGACTTGACCCAATGTCCAGATTACTTCCCATTTTTTTCTCTTTTCTTCTATAACACCGCCTATATATTCATCGGGGAATAACTTTCTCATAGTCGCCACTGTTTCCAAAGCTATGCCTTGTCTGTAGAATCTTTCAACTATTACCTCATCCTTCATGATAATTGTAATTCTGTAATTCTGTCTTTTCTTGATGTTCGCTTTTTCTTCCATAACTGTAATATTAATTGGTTTATTTCTGTATTACAAATATACGCATTTTTTTTCAAAACACAAAATTTTGAGCATTTTTTTACTATAATCATATAATATTTTTTCTATTAAAAATAAATCTATATATGATAATAATAGCCTGTTGAAACTGTTCATAACTATGTTAATTCATTTATTTACAGTTATTTATCCTGTTCATAACTTTGTTCATAACTTTTCATTTATTTATTTGCATTGTTCATAACTTTTCTCCGATAGTAGAACATTTTAATATTCCAAATTTTAAGGCATTTTTTTATCAACAAGTTATCAACAGGTTTATTAACCGATTTTGATAGGTTATCAACAAGTTATCAACACCCACAAGGCGAATACTTGGAGCCTTGCACATAGTTGGCAGCGTGACAACTCGGGAGTGCTGTCCCGAGTAGCGAGCTAGCCTCGCGTAGTCACGTTAATAATCGCGGCCTATGGCCGCCTACCTTCTAGTCACTCAAGGATGGCGAAGCTAGCGAAGCTTTCGAGACTTTCGAAGCTCTAGCCTTGCCTTGCGCATTCTGGCCAACCTTTTCTTTTGCTTCTCTATTTCCCATTGCACTGGATTTATTCTCCATACATTTTCGCTAATTCCTTGGTAGTAATTAGTTAAATTGGCCCATGTTTCTTCGTCATCCATCATTACTTTTTCGCCGCCTATATACCTGTAACCTCGCTCTTGTTTTTCAATCCATAGTTTTTCTTTTTCTTCATCTGTGTAGATGTAGTTCCTGTAGTATTGAGGTAATGGTATCTCTGTGCCGTTAGGCAGCTTGTAATTTTCATTAGTTTCGCATGGCACATATCTGTTCCTTCTTGCATTATAACTTTTCCAGTATTCTTTGCCTATACCTTTTGAAGCCATTACCTTACCTATGAATTCAGGGTTTTTTTCTGGCATCTTTAGCATGTACTTGGTGATGTAATTGATGGTCTTTTCATTGACATAGTCACCCTTGTACCAGTAACCGTACTTCCATAGTCTCAACAGTGAAGCATCTCCCCACAATATGCCGTGCATGTGTATTCTTTCGAAGTCTTCACCTAGTTCTGTTATGAACCAGTATTTAGGATATTTCCCGTTGTTGTATTTTCTGTACAACTCCATGAAGTGCCGCAATGCATAATAGCACATCTGATTTTGTTCTTCGTAGTTTGGCTTTTTCTTTATTGCCAGCTTCTCACCTATATTATTAAGCCATTCATCTGAAAACGTGAATGTTACAAATGTTGCTGGAACTGTTGCATTCTTCATCTCTTCATTAAGCCTGATGCACCAGTTTCTTTTCTTTTCCTTACGGCATTCTATGCAGACACCACATGATGCTGGTACATACCTTAGCCTCTCGTCCGTGCAGACTGGAGGATTATAGTCATTTTTCTTGCTAGGTATATACTTTGGATTCAATATATATTTCGTATATAAACACATAATTATAAAATTTTGGTTATAAATAATGAGAGGTCGCAACCTCCCTGCTTGGTTGTTACTCCTTCAGGTGGTTCGACCTCTCGTTGTTTATGACCCTAGCCGCGCGGCGATTGCGCGCCACATAGTAGCGAATTCTGCATAGCGCGTTAGGGATTGCAGGCGAGTATGCCCGTAGGGCATTTGTTTGAGCCGGAAAGCCCGACCCCTTTAGGGGTAACGCCCAAAATATAGTCACCCACGTATTCCGTGTGCGTATTATTGCGCGCGCGTTGATACGTGTGACAAGTTTATTTCTTTGTGAAAAAGTACTTTATAATTCCAAGCAACAATTTGCTATATTTACTATCCGCTCCAAGCTCGTTAAGCAGGTCTCCGAACGCTTTATCATTCTTCAGGTTCCAGTCCATTTCTTCATACTTCTTGGTATTGACTTTGTAGCCGTCTGTTTCGCCTTTTACAATTTCTTCCAGATTGTTAAACAGTCCTACGATTTTGTTTTGTTCGAAATCCGCTTTGTCAAACTTCATTCCAAGCTCTTTGAGTTCTGTTTTTAGTCCTTGTAACTCTTTCATTCCGAACAATTGTTCGTATGTTAGTTTGGCTCCATTTTGCTGTATTTCTGCGGCATTTCTCTTTATGTCATTAATCCATACCTGAAACTCTGCTAATTTGTTTTCGTTTTTCAACTTGTTGATTTGTTCGTCTATCTGTTCATTTGTCTTCTTTAGGTTGTTGATTTCTTGTTCTGCTTTTCCCGTGTTGACCTTTGTCGCATTGTTAGCTAGGTTCTTGGCTATAAGATCCAAACCTGCGCTAGCCATGTCTGTCGTTACTTTCTTCATAGTATCTGCTTTGATTGAGTTAGTCTGCGCTTTAGTTAACTCTATCTGTGCCTTTTGTGCTTCTGCTTGCAGTGCTACTTGTATTCCCATCGGTTGCATCGGTGTTACTGCCGGCATCTGTCCTCCTGATGATGTAGCAGCTGTTGAACTCCCGCCTGCTCCTCCGCCACCATATAGTAACGCTGGATTCAGTCCTGCTGCTTCGTACCTTTCCTTTTCTGCTGTTGGGTTGTTGTATTCGTTCTGCTTGTCAAACGTATAGTCATACATTTCCCTTGCTAGGTTTTGGTTATATGCTGCGGTCTGTTTGTTGTAGTCGAATTGAAGGCCCATTCTTGCAAGTTCAGCTTCGTTTTGTTTATTGAACATCTCTCTCCCATATTCAAACGCTTCTTGTTGCATTTTCCTTTGTTGGCGTGCGTTAATTCCTTGTCCTATAAGGCCCATTCCTCCGCCTAATACACCGGATAATAGGTTTGAACCGCCACCTTTTAAAAAATCTAGAAATCTCATATTTTTCGCGCTTTTTCTGAAAAAGCGATAAACTTTAACTTGATATATATGTACAGTTGCGTAAAACTACGCAACCAACTTTGTTGTAATAGTATTAAGGGGAGCATAAACTCCCCTTTTCTTTATGTACTCGGAACCTCTGCTTCGTCAGGTTCCGTCGGCGTATCCGTTTTTTTCGGTTCCATTCCTTTAGCTTTTAGAAGTTTTTGTTTGTTTCCTGCTTCCATTTTTTCTAACACCAGATCCCATTTGTCTGTTCTGATATTGAATTGTGGTAATACTCCTTCTTTTTTTTCAGTGTAAACTAATGGCGCTCCGTCTTTTATCGGTTCTTTGTTTACTGTGATTCTTTTTACTTTCGTTTCAATTAA